TCGCCGTTGCGTTCATATATGTAGGTAGCACCCGGTTTAAGACTTCCCATTGTAAACAATTCCATATTGTTTGTACAGCCACTCTACAAAATCTTCAAGAGTTTTTGACTCGTCAGCGTCCCATACATTTTCTTTTAGGTACGCTTTTACAGCAATGTCTACTCGATTTAAAAAATCTTTATCCTGCATTTAATGTCTCCTTAGGTACCAAAACAGCATCAAATGCCATTACTGTACGATGTCCAGTGCCGTGCCATGGATAAACGGTATGTGGTAAATGGCTTGGAAATAATATAACCGTACCTGGAGTAGGGCTGTATCTCCAAGTATCGTTCATTATGAATTTACTGATATCTTTAGTAAACGGCATTCTAAATAAAATTTGACTATCACTTGATTTACTATCATCTGCTAGCTCAGGCGCACTAATGTAAATATTGCCGCTCAAATGCCCAGCAGGGTGACTATGCATTTCTTGATAGTCACCTTCGTACTGTCGTATAGTCCAAATACTAGTTACTTTAGGTCGAACATACTTTAATTCTTCTGTTCCTGATTGTGCAATAACTATTTCGATATAACCTTGACAGATTTTTTCTATCCAATCAATCATCCAATCTAATTCTAAATTTAACTCGTTAGGATAAACTTGAATTTGTTGACCTCCCCTGATACTAATCATTGGATTACCGCTGTCGTTAAGTTCAGGGTGCATGTGTAGACTTTCCGCTAATGAATAAATTTTACTAAATTCGATAGGAGGTACATCATCAATTGCCAGCACTGTCGGCTGAAAGTATGCTATTTTTAATGTCATAATATTTTATCCAATTGAATTATTTCACTTTGTCTGCTAATTTCTTTAACAAAGTATACGCAATTAGGTTTGTCCCCAAAGTGAGTAGGTGTTGCTAGTAGTTGGCCATTTTTCATTTTGGGAAAATACCACTTAACATCGTTATAAAAATTTACAATTTCAATTTTCTTAAACTCTACCCTAAACGAGCTTAACGGATTAAAACATAGTGCTTCAAAACCTCTATCATTTAAACTCGTCAAAGGAAGAATTTCTATATCACACGCACTGGAACTATCCCCTACTGCGATACTCCAATCTATGGGCATTGCTATTTCGTCATTGCCTATTCGCAAGACCATTGCCGGAGCATTGAAACTTTCTAGGAAAATTAATGGCATAAAGAAGAAATCTGGTTCGTTGGGATTGCTGTTATCCAGCACCGCAAATCTTGTATTTTCATCCACTTCTTCCGGTAGATTGTTAAGTGAAAACGTCTTGTCGTCTAATGTTAGTATTTGCATAATTCCTTATTTTTGCCAATCCACTTTTTCTAAAGTAAATGGATATTTGGCTTCCTTGTAAAATTTCTTACGTTCAGTAAGATGCCTCTTGGCATATTTACAGGTGCTAGTTAAGTCCCAGATTTGTACGAAGTCCTTATCGTCTGCTTTTCTAATACCTCGCCCAATACTTTGTATAACGCGGACAAAGCTCTTTCCGGGTTCCAGAAGAACCATATTAAAAATACGGGGGATATTAATACCCACAGCGGCCACACCGTAAGTCGCCACAATAATCTTGTTATCGCTTGTTTTAACTTCGTCATACTCTTCTTTTCTATCTTTGGTTTTAACTTCACCTGAGATGAATACTGCTTCATCTATTTCGTTTACTAAAAATTTGCCTGAGTCGATTCTGTTAACTAACACCAACGTGTTGCCTGATTGTGAGATTTTTTTAATTAATTTACTGATGTACAACATCCTGTCTTCGTTAGTGACAAGATACTTTAATTCGTCTGCATACATTTTAAATTCAGGTATGTCTATTAATTGCACCACATTGACATGGCAGGTAGATAGCACCCCCATTTCCTGTAGTTCGTGTGCTTTGATTCCGCCTACTACAAATCCCAAACTAGCAAAGATAGGTTGTGCTTCAAAGTCACCTTTTGGAACTGTGCCAGTCAAACCCCAGCGTATTGGAGCATTGCACAAATTTTGTGTCAACAAATTCTTCAACACTTCGGCTTTTGCCATATGTACTTCGTCGACTATAACAGTCTTAACGCCGTCTAAAAATTCAGCCAACGAAACAATTTCGTATTCATGTGCTTTAGATTTCTTATCTAAAATATTAAGACTTTGCCATGTACAAATAGTGTGTGTCTTATTAAGATCCTTGCGATCACCGTAATAAACACCAACATCTAACCCAACAGCAATAAAATCTTCTTCTGTTTGTTCCACGAGACTTTTGTTTGGAACAATAGTGATAGTGCGTCCATATTTTTCTGCCAATTGACTTAGTGTTGCTGTTGTAATTGTTTTGCCAGCACCGGTGGCAATCTCTTGTAGTGACTGTGTGTTGGTTAGAAATGTGTTGATTGCATCCACTTGATAGTCGCGCAACATGATAGGCTGGCCTTCTTGTTGATGGCCTTTGGGCCAGACTTTTCCTTGATCTGCCCAGTAAGTTTCTGTCACGGGAACAAATTCAATCTTAGGAGTAGTGCGAAGATCTTCTAATTCGTCTATGCTAATATCCATGTTAGTCAGTATTTCAAGACACTTTTCCAACTGGCTAAGATAGCCGTTGCCTCCAAGGCCAAACATACTGACTTTACCGTCCCACCGTCCCAATTTATATGCCGGACGATGTCGTGCTGTTGGATCTTCGTACTTAAATGTGTTAGTCAGTTTTTTACGAGCCTCTAAATTCAAGCCTTCAAATTTAATATTAACCTCGTCTCTGATTACTAATTTTACAGTCATGGACTAATCCTTGGGTGATCCATTAAATTCGGTTGTTCTGCCCACTCAACAATAAGATCACAACAATTAGAGTATGTTGCAGTTTTGCCGTGACGTAATCCCATTCGGCTATCCAGTGCTATTACACTCATTGGACGCCAATGATTTGTAAGGAAGAATTTTGGTAGTTTTCCACTCTGTACAGCACACACTTGGGTGTCCGATTCCAAACGATAATTGTATTGTCTATCAGCAATTAGGCTATTAAAACGTTTACCACTCTCGTCATTGGCTAGCCTAAAGTAAACACCCACACGGTCGTAAATTCCATTATCATCCAGGGCTTTCGCCAAGATTTTTAGGTTATCATTATACTTGTCATTGACTAAGGTATCAAACACCACAAGCAACGGTAATCTTTTTAGTTCCATTAGACTGGCAATGACATTGGTTAATGAATGTTGATTTTTATCAACCCATATTTTTGTTTTACTTCTGTTTGCAATTACTTCTGTTAAGGTATCACCATGATTTTTGGCAATTTCTGTGAAGTATTGATAACGCATACTTCTGTCTGTAATAATGTTGTTATCAATGGCTGTTTGAATGCCTAAATCTTCAGTGATGTGTTTTTGAAAATTCACGTTGACAATATTGGTCAGTAAAAATTGGTCACGAAAAGTAGTTTCCGACCAAGATTTTATGGTCATGTAGTGAGTTTTTATGGTGTCATCAATGTCCATGTCAAACGGTGTCAATGCGTCAATGATGTGTACGATATTCTGCTCAGTTAAGTCAGCGGTATATTTTTTACCGTTTTGTTGCGGGATGAAATTTTCACATTTTTTCGACAATTCTTGCAAAACTTTGCGAATTTCTGAGTTAAATGTAAATTCGATAACTAGAGTTGATTCATTGTCTTCATTGGTATCAATATATATTTTTCTCACCTGTTCTATTTGTCTAAATTGCCTAGACCACACAGGTGTGCCGATTACATGATTTAAATTTTCAGAAATTTCGCCAAGTTTTTTCTGATTTTCCTTGAGAATTTTAAGTAGCAGTCTGCTTTGATTTTCTGTAATAAAAAAGTGACTGATTATTGATGACCCAAGGCTTCGCAATACTCTACTGTCTTTAGCAGGTAATAATTCTTCAACCGTGGGTGTTGTTGAATTTACAATTTCTAGCAATAATTTATCAACTGTTATCATATAGTAAGTATACGCTGTCTTTTTTCAGAAATCAACCGTTTAGAAAAAAATAGGCCTCAATATTATTTAAGGCCTATGGTCACTCTTTTGAGAGAATGAATTATAAACTTGCGTCTTCCATACCTGCAACACGCAATTTCACAATGTTAGTTATTTGCCATTGTTTTTGATCAAGTGCTTTAGTAATACCTAACCACTTGTTACGAAGCAAGGCAAATTCGTTGATAATTTTTTCAAAGTCAACAACATCTGATTCGCCTTCAACATATTTTTCGCAATCTCGACTGCTTAATGCACGTTGATAGTTTTCAAGATATTTGCGAAAGTGTTGACTTTTAAGACGTCGTAATTCAATATTAAGGTATTCTAAAATTGCCTCAATTTCTTGCAACTGGCCGAATCTATGCTCAACTACACCGGGCATTGCAGCCGCTGCACGTTCAACATTACCAGCAATTTTACATTCCTTTTTGGCTTCTATTAATTCAGATTCAAAGTATAAAGCTGCATCAGGAATGTTAGAAATGTCTTTGGAAATTTCAGAATACCAACCCATTAAAACTCCAATTCGCCGTAATCTTCATCGTCGTCAACATACCCTTCATCCTCATTGAGATAGTAACCAATTGCTTGGTCAAGGGTATCGTCTACACCAGTTGCGGCTTGTAATACTTTGTCTGGTACACCAAAATCTGCCAGCATATCAATATAACGCTCTGCTACAGTTTCTAATTGTTTCTTATCTAGGTACTCAACAAAGTTTAACCAAATGTCGCCTACTTGAGTTTCATTCAACATGTTCTTCTGTCTCCTCTGGAATGGTAGTTGTTGTTAAAGATTTGATATGAAATTTATTCATTATCATATCTAATTTATCATCTTTCCATTCTTTTCGGTAGAATTTGAACTCCTCGCCTGTCTCTGGATCAACCCACTTGAGCCTGTTGCCTTCTTGTTTTAACAGGCCTGCTTTCTCGCACATATCAACCATTCCACTGTACGGATTCATACCTGTTTCATATGGAATTTTAATTTGTACAGTTTCAAAAGGCTTGCTATAACGAGTCTTCATAATCTTACAACTAGCACGAATACCCATAACGTCTGATACTTTATTACCGTCCTCATCTTCTTTGAGTTTGAGTTTTTTCATAGCAACAACAATACTACTAGCATAGACAAAGCCTTGTCCGCCACTAATTTTATCATCTGGATCAAACATATCTTGACTTGCGTAAGTGTGATTTGTACAAACCATACCTACGTTGTAACTACCAAACATGTTTACACAGTTACGAACTAAACTTGTGAGTGCTTTAGGTTTACGACCCATGTCTCCTTTCATATCACCAGCTTGGAACTGATTAATGTCAGTAGGGGTAAGCAACATACCCAAAGAGTCTATGACAAATAAGACTTTAGGACGCTCTGCCATTTCTTTGTACTCTTTCATGAACTCGTGAATGGTTTTAGCCACATCATCAATCATGGCCATGTTGAGTTTAAGAAGTTTTTCTTCGCTTGTATCTACACCAAGTGCATGTAGCCATGTTTCGTCTAGAGCGTTTTCTGTGTCAATTAAGATAACATAAATGCCCTGTGCCTGTGCGTTACGCACTAGATTACCTGAGCAGATAAAACTCTTACCTGCTCCAGACTCTCCTGCAAACACCGTAACTTTACCCAGTGGAATTCCTTTATGGAAGTCGCCGCTGATCAAGTAGTTAAGTGTATAGTTGCCTGTGCTAACCCAATCTGTAGGATCGTTAAATCCTACACCAAGACCGTCAATGCTTTTGGTCAAGGTTTTTCTAAATTTCGATAAATCGAAGGCTTTTGTAGCCATAAATTATTTCTCCTAAATAAGATAACCTGGGCGTACAACCAAGTTGCAGAGGCCCAAGCCGTATTTTTTACTTCTGACGATTACGAATCATTGCCAAGATATCTTGGGCACGACTATCGCCGCCAGCACTTGCTTCAGCTTTTGGAGCTGGTGTGGACTTGACCGATGGTGCAGGATCTGCATCAAACGGTGCATCGTCATCACTTGCCGCTGGTGCAGGAGTTGCTTTAGGAGCTGATTTAGGATCGCCAGTGTTCTGGCTCATACCTGCTGGTTTGAAATATTGACCCCAACGTTCCATGTCGTATGGCTCGCCGTCAACTGATGCTTCAAACATTTCTTTCATAACTTTCAACTCAACTTCGCCTGGCTTTTTAGGTAAAAAGTCACTCAAGTTAAACAAGCCATGTTGTTTGACAGCAGAATTT